AAAGATAAGAAACTTCATTGAAAGGGTGACACAGTTATTATACACCGATTGTCAACCCTGTCAATATAAACAAAGAGAATTTCCAAAATGTCAGAACACTATGTAAAGAATGCAGATTTTCTATCTGCACTTATAGATCACAAAAAAACCTGTGATGTAGCGAAAGAAAACGGATTAACTCAGCCTAGAATTCCTAATTATATAGGGGAGTGTTTTCTAAAGATTGCAGAACATCTTTCTAGAAAACCTAATTTTTCTCAATACACTTTTCGAGATGAAATGATTTCTGATGGTGTTGAAAATTGTATTATGTACTTTAGAAATTTTGATCCAGAAAAATCAAAGAATCCTTTTTCGTATTTTACCCAGATAATCTATTATGCTTTTTTGAGGCGAATCATTAAAGAGAAGAAACAACTTTATGTAAAGTATAAAGCGACAGAACAATTTGGCATCTTTGATTCAATGGAAGTTTTTGAAGGTGATGAAGGTATTGGACAAATTGAGACTTATGAAAATATTTCCGAGTTCATAGAAAAATATGAACAGGGAATGAAAAAGAAAAAGAAGCCAAAAGGTATTGAAAAGTTTATCGAAATAGAAGATAATGTTGAGTCAAATTTACTTGATGATTTGGAAGATATAGATGAAGATAGCGATACTAGGTGATACGCATTTTGGGATGAGAAATGATTCACTTCACTTCCACAAGTATTATCAAAAATTTTATAATGATGTATTCTTTCCTTATTTAAAGAAGCATGATATAAAATTAATTTATCAATTAGGTGATCTTTTTGATAGAAGAAAATACATTAATTTTAATTCCCTTTATCTTGCAAAAAAATATTTTTTTGATGTTTTAGTAGAATATAATTTTTTCATGGTTACTTTGTTGGGTAACCATGATATTTCGTATAGAAATACTCTAAAGGTAAACTCATCAGAATTGTTATTGGATAGTTATAGTAAAAATATTCGTGTTGCTAGAGAACCAGAAACTATAGATTTAAATGGAACAACAATCGATTTAATACCTTGGATATGTTCAGAAAATGAAAAGGAAATATTTGAGTTTATTGAAAAATCTAAATCAGAGATATGTTTTGGTCATTTCGAAATTGCAGGATTTGAAATGGACAGAGGCAATGTTTGTCACGAAGGTATGGATAGAAAGCATTTGCGTCGTTATGATATTGTTCTTAGTGGTCACTTTCACCATAAGTCTACTGATGGACAGATTTACTATACTGGAACTCCTGGTGAAATAACTTGGTCTGATTATGATGATCCGAGAGGATTTCATATTTTTGATACTGAAACTAGAGAAATGGAATTTATTCAAAATCCTTACAGAATGTTCTATCGAATCGAATATGATGATTCTAAGCAATCATTTGAGTATTGGAAAGATTTTGACTATAGTCAGTTCAATGAAAAATATGTTAAGATTTTGATTGTCACTAAAAATAATCCTTATTGTTTCGATACTGTTTTGGATAAACTATTGAAAGAAAATCCAATAGACGTTTGTGTTGTAGAAAATTTTGAAGAATTGGAACACATAGATGATGATACGGTAAATCAAGCTGAAGATACGGTGACAATTTTATCCAAGTATATAGATCAGTTGACTTTGAACGTAGATAAAGATAAACTAAAGAATGTTATGAGAAATCTTTATATAGAATGTTTGAGTGCTGAACAGGATTTATGATTGTATTTAAAACTATTCGTTGGAAAAATATTCTTTCTACAGGAAATATTTTTACTGAGATAACTCTTAATAAGTATAAAAATACTTTGATTGTTGGTGAAAACGGTTCTGGTAAATCCACAATGCTTGATGCATTGTGTTTTGCTTTGTTTGGAAAACCTTTTAGAAAGATTAATAAGCCAAATATAATCAATAGCATTAATCAGAAAGACGCTTTGGTTGAACTCGAATTTGATATAGGAAAGAAAAATTATAAGATTATTCGTGGTCTAAAGCCAAATATTTTTGAAATTTATTGCGATAAAACTTTGTTGAATCAAGAAGCAAAGTCAATTGACTATCAAGATTATTTGGAAAAAAATATTTTAAAAATTAATTTTAAATCATTTACTCAGATAGTAATATTGGGCAGCGCATCATTTGTTCCTTTTATGCAATTGTCTGCGTCTGATAGAAGATTAATTATTGAAGACTTGTTAGATATTCAAGTTTTTTCTTCTATGAATGCTTTAGCAAAAACAAGACTTGCTGAAATCAAAGAAACTATTCAAAAGAATAAGTTTCAAATAGATCTTTTATCTGAAAAAATATCAATGCAGAAAAAACACATTGATACTCTAAAGCAAAATAAAGATGAGAAGATAGAGATTCATAAAGAATCGAATATAAAAGATCAGCAAAGAATTGCTGAATATGTTGAGCAGATTGATTTGATGCGAAATGAACTTGCTGACTCAACTCTCTTGACACAAGAAAAACTTAATCAAGAAAACAAGAAAAAGAAATTACTTTCTCTAGAGGGATCTATAGATTCAAACATAAAAAAGAACAAGAAACTTGTTTCATTTTTTGAAGAAAATGACAAGTGCCCAACTTGTCTACAATCCATTGATTCACACTTCAAAGAAGAACAGAATAAATCTTTAGAAGATAAAAGAAAAGAATATGAAAATGCTATGCTTGAGTTGGAATCGAGACTGTTAAAACTCGATGAAAGTCTCGTGACAATCAATGATCAGATAACCGATTCGCAGAAGAAACAAGCGAAAATTAATCACTTGCATGAAGGAATACTTGTACTGAATTCAGAGATTCTAAAGAGGCTGAATGAAATTCAAAAACTTCAAGATTTACACGATTCTTCTAATGAAGAAATTAGATTATTGGAAGATCTAGAGAAAAAACTTTCTGAAAAAGAAAACGAAAATAAAGAAGAAATTGAAGATCGTTCATACTATGAAGCTGCTGCAATTTTGTTAAAAGATTCTGGAATAAAAACAAAAATTATAAAACAATATCTTCCAATTATAAACAAACTTGTAAACAAGTATCTTTCTTCTCTTGATTTCTTTGTCAATTTTAATCTTGACGAATCATTTAAGGAAAGTATAAAATCTAGACATAGAGATGAGTTTAGTTATGAGTCTTTTTCCGAAGGTGAGAAACAAAGAATTGATATGGCACTTATGCTAACTTGGCGTTCAGTGGCTAAGTTAAAAAGTAGTATTAACACCAATCTACTTATTTTGGATGAAATATTTGATTCATCTCTCGACGCAAACGGAACTGAAGAACTAATTCAAATTCTTCATGAATTAGAAAATACAAATTTATTTGTTATCAGTCACAAATCAGATCAATTGATTGAAAAGTTTGATCAGACAATTAAGTTTTCAAAAGTAAAAAATTTCTCAAGAATGCAGGTATAATAATGAGCACACAATTAAAGTTAGATACAAACACTAACACGCTAAAAATAAACACGGGAGTTGAAACTGTCAAGGCAAAAAATTATGAGCCTTTATCAGTTTTTAATGATAATCATCCTCTTTTAAATCATGTAATGCCAGAATTTAATTTTAAAGAAAATTCTATAGATCCAGAAGAATTGTCTGGTAGATTGAAAACGACAATGAAATTATATGGTGGAATTGGATTAGCAGCAAATCAGTGTGGTCTTCCTCTTAGAGTATTTGTTATAGGTGATGGAGATGAATCTATTGCTTGTTTTAATCCTAGATTAATTTCTGTTTCAGAAAAAAAGAATGAATTGAATGAAGGCTGTTTAAGTTTTCCTGGAATGTTTTTGAAAATTCAGCGACCAGAATTTATTGAAGTTGAATTTGAAAATGAAAAAGGAATTACTGTTCGTGCTAAATTTTCTGGAGTCACTGCAAGATGTTATCAACATGAATTGGATCATTTAAATGGAATTAAATTTACAAAACATGTTGGAAATACATCGCTAATTTTAGCAAAAAAACGACAAGAAAAACTTAAAAAAAGATTTATAAGAGGTCAAATGAGATGAAGCCATGGCAGCATGGATATGAATTAGATTATTTGAAAAATCTTTCGAGTAAGTATTCTGAATATAATGCTTTTGCTCTATCGCCTTTTGCAGAAGTCAAAAAGAATAATATTGCGGAGATGCTTCACAAAGAAACATTAAAGATATTTGATGATTCTTTTCTAGAAATTGTTCCAGTAAAGGTAAACACTCCTATCTTTTTACATGGAAAAACATTGATTGCAACTAAGCAAAAAGGTGATGTTACTATTTCGAAACTATCTGGAATCATTGATACACTAGCTAAACACATTAATTCAGTAAAAGAGAATGCTTGGCTTTATGTTTGGGCAGAAGATTCGAAGCATAATAACCTAGCTCAAGAATGTGGATTCACAAGAATTGGTTCTAAAATTACTACTTTTGGAGAGATACATGCTATTTACTATCGCGGTGAGGATAGAGAATTTCCTAAAGTCAATCCTGCTGAAATTTTAAGTATCAAAAAAATTGATAATGTCGATCAACTTTTGATTGGGCAAATAAAAAATAAACTAG